TCCACCGGGCGGCCATCGCAGAAGGGGAAGCCCGTGCGTCACAGCAAGCCGAGACGCAGGCGAAGGCCGAGCGGGCCGCCGCCCAGCAGGTGGCCGCGACGCAGCTCCAGCGCGTGGCCGACCTGGAGCGCCAGCTGGCCCACCACCCCGCGCCTCCCCCAGCCCAGCCCGTGCCTCCCGATGCTCCCGCCGCCCTGGTGGTGGCCGGGCTTTCGGGCCTGGGCCTCCATCCGCGCCTGCTGGGAGAAGCTGTCAAGGATTCCTTGACGACTGAGCCCCTGGCCCTCGGCCTGACCCTCCCCGATGCCCGCACCACCCTTCAATGGGGCCGCGAGGCCCAGCGCGTCCCACCCCTTGCCGCAAGGCTCGGAGCGTTGGAGGCCCTGACCCAGGCCCAGGAGGGTGCGACAAACGCCCTCCTTCAACGCGCCGACGCCGCTGACCGCGCCACCAGTGCCGCCGATGCCCGCGCCGATGCCGAGCACCGCCGCGCCGAAGCCCTCCAGCAGGCCCTCCACCTCACTCCGGTGGGTCGTCCCTGGACCGCTGGACTGCTTGTCGGCCTTGATGCTACCGGCCAACGCCGCGCCGGAGCCTACCTCTCCAGATCCTGGGGGCCCGTCCATGCCCAGGTCGTCGTCTTGGGCAACACCGCCGCCATTGGGGGCGGGATCTGTTTTTGAGGAGTCCTATGCCCGGAGCTGCCTATGTCTCACTCAGCTACTTCGACTGGACGATGGTGCTTGCGTTCGCCGCGCTGCTCTGGCTACTGCTCACCCGTTTCTTCCGCGCCAACGAGAAGCTGGCCGAGGCCGTGGCAAGTCTGGCCTCTGAAGTGGCCGGGCTCCGCGCCTTCGTCTCAGAGACCTATGTCACCAAGCGAGATCACACCCGCGATTTCGACCACCTGTCCGAAGACATAGCGTCTTGGGCCACACGCTTCGAGCGCGAGCTTGAAAACCACCGCAACGAATGCCCCGGCCGCAGGCCTCCCACCCCCTAAAGCCCCCCCAGCAGGTGCTTCGGTAGGGGGTTCCCCAAGGTGTTCTCATCCAATGAGAACACCTTGGAAGAGAACACACCCCACCTTGGCCATAGGAGGAAATTCCTTTGGCCAACGAGCCCACAAAGCTCTTTGCAGGCGATACCGCGATCTGGACTCGTGTCCAGGTTGACTATCCTGCTGATGCTGGCTGGGTGCTCTCCTATTTCTTCAGCTTCGGTAGCGCCGATCCCCAAAAGGTGGATGCCGTGGCCTCGGGTGCTGACCACCTGCTGACCCTCACGCCCACCATCACCTCCGCCTGGGCCCCAGGCGCCTGCCATTGGATGGCTCAGGTTGCCCTGAATGGTGAGGTCCACACGGTGGATTCCGGCACCTTCGATGTGCTTCCCAACCCCTCCCAAGCCTACGACCGCCGCACCCATGCTGAGAAGTGCCTGGCCGCCATCACTGCCGTCATCGAAGGCCAGATGGGTGATCCCATCGTCGAGTACGAGATCGATGGCGTGAAGGCCAAGAAGCTGCCCCATGAGCAGCTGGTCGCGCTGCGGGCCAAATACCTCAGCATCGTCAACCGCCAGAAGGGCAAAGGGCTCTTCAGCCTGCATCCGGTGAGGTTCTGGCCATGAGCACCCCCGCCGCACTCTCCATGTCCAACTGGCAGCCCTCCGAACTGCCCGAGCCTAAGCCGAAAAAGCAGCGCTCCGCCGTGGGCCTGGGCGTGGGCAGCTTCTACGCGGGGGCCGCGCTCTATGGTGGCGGCTGGCTGCAAGCCTTGCGCAGCAAGGATCAAGAGATCCGCAAGGATGCTCTGGCCCTGCGCAGCAATTCGCGCCGCCTTGCCAACAACAACCCCTACATGCGCCGCTATCTGCGGGCCCTCGGTGATCATGTGGTGGGCCCCTCTGGCTTCACCTTGCAAAGCTCGTACGCCACTCGGGCAGGGGCTCGCCGAGATCCCTACGCAGGCAAGTGCGAAACGGCCTTTTCCCTCTGGGGCAAGAAGGGCACCGCCACCGTCTGCGGCAATTTCTCCTGGCTGGATGTCCAGCGCTTGGCCATCCGCACGGCAGCCATGGATGGCGAATGCTTTATCCGCATCGTGCGCGGCTATCGCGGCAATGCCTTTGGTTTTGCCCTCCAGTTCCTGGATGCCGACCTGCTAGATCACACCTACACCGTGGTGGGCGGCCAGGGCCAGAACGCAGTGGTGATGGGTGTTGAAATAGACAACTACGGCAAGCCCGTCGCCTATTGGTTCACCGATCCTGTCTCGGCCCGGGCCTCGTATCCGCGTGGTGCCAAGGTCCGCATTCCTGCGGCAGATATCATCCACCTCATTGACCGCGAGCGTTCGGTGCAGACCCGTGGTGTGCCCTGGTCTGCCAGCGTCATGTACCTCATCAGCATGCTCGGCCACTACTGGGAAGCCGAGGTGGCCAACGCCCGTCACGAATCCGAGCGCGTGGGCTTCCTCAAGAGCGCCACCGGTGCCCTGGATGAAGTGGATGAGGACCGCGAAAATGCCGTAGTGCCAACCATCGATCCCGTGGCGGCCGTGCGCATGATGCCCGCCAGCACCAGCATCGGTTATGTGGGCCTGCCCGCTGGCATTGACATTGAAATCCCCGATGTCAAGCACCCCACCACTGCCTTTGCCGATTTCAGCAAGGCCATGCTCAAGGGCATCGCCTCCGGGTTGGGTGTGTCCTACGCCGCCCTCAGCAGCGATCTGACCGAGGTCAGCTTCAGCAGCATCCGCACCGGAACCCTCGAAGACCGTGAGTACTACCGCGAGCTGCAGGGCCTTATGATCGAAACCCTCTGCGAGCGCGTCTATCAGGAATTCATCTACATGGCTGTGCTCTCCGGCCAGCTCACGATGCCAGCCGGAGCCACCTTCGAGGCCTTCTCCGCCCACACCTGGGAGCCCCGGGGCTGGGATTGGGTGGACCCCAAGAACGACACCATGGCCAAGATCGCCAGTATTGATGCCTGCCTGGATACCCGAACTCGCATCCTCGCCGAGCGCGGCCTGAACTTTGATGATGTGGTGGCCAGGCTCGCCGATGAAAAGAAGGCTCTGGATGCCGCAGGTCTCATCCCTGTCACGCCGCCCAAGAACCTCGCCACAGCCGATGATCCCAACAATCCAGCCGACACCGGGGATGGTTCTGCCCCGGCCAAGAAGCTGAAGGAGACCGCATGAAGCGCAAGCATAGGCTCCGTCTTGCCACCCAGCGATCAACAGCCGCCCCCGAGATGCCCAAAATTGTCGCTCTCGACACGGCCCGCAAGATCGCCCTCACCGGCCAGCAGACCTTCCGGCTGGAACGAGGCCAGAAAGGTGAAGATGGGCGCGTGGCCATCTCCATTTCCAGCGAGGTAGAGGTCAACCGTGGCTGGTACACCGAGATCCTGAGCCATGATCCTGGCGCGGTGGTGCTTGAACGGGCAGCGCTGGGCCTCAGTTTCCTGGTGAACCACAACACCAACGACCTGGCCGGGATGGTCGAAGATATCGCGCTCACTGATCGCAAACTGCGCGGCCTGGTGCGCTTCGGTGCCAGCGAGCGGGCGGCTGAAATCGCCACCGATGTCACCGATGGCATCCGGCCCTTCATCAGCGTGGGCTACAACATCCTGGATTACCGCGAAGAGAAGCGCGACGGCGAGCTCTATGTCATCGCCACCAAGTGGGAACCCCTTGAGGTCAGTTCCGTGCCTGTGCCCGCAGATCCTTCCGTGGGCGTGGGCCGCTCTGCTGATCCCGGCTGTGCCAATCCCGATTGCACCGATCCGGATTGCGCCGACCCCGAATGCCAGGGTGCCTGCTCGGTCGAGTCCAAGTGCGCTGCCTGCCTTTCCAACCGCTCCACCAACCCTGCCACTGGCAGGTCTCTCCCCACTCCGGCCGCTCCGGCCGGCACCACAAGAAAGGAGATCCTCATGGATCCCGAAACCCTTGCGGCTGCCCAAAAGGCGGCTGAAGAGCTCAAGCGCAGTGGCGCCACCAGCGTCATCGAACTCCGCAGCCATGCGGTCAACGAAACCATCGAGACCCTGGCCTTGGCCCAGCGGGCTGGCCTCGATAAGGAAGCCACCGAAATGCTGCGCACCGGTGCCACCGGCGAGCAGATCCGCAAGATGCTGCTCGACAAGATCATGGAGCGCGGCGGCAATCCCTTCGCCGGGGCCCCTGCCAGCATCACCATGAGCGAGCGCGAAGAGAAGGAATACTCCATCTGCCGCGCCATCGCCATGCAGGCCACCAACCAGAACTGCTTCGAGCGCGAAGTCAGTGACACCATGGCCAAGACCCTTGGCCAGGAAGCCCGGGGCATCTTCGTGCCCACCAACATCAAGACCCGCGCTGGCCAGGATGCCACCGTCTCCACCCAGGCCGCGGGCCTCATCAGCCAGTACCCGGTGACCTTCATCGAGTTCCTGCGCAACATGGCCGTGGTGCTCAAGGCGGGTGCCACCTTCCTGCCCGGCTGCGTCGGCAACATCCCCTTCGCCCGGCAGAACGCCACCGCTGGCGCGACCTGGACCGGGGATAACCCTGGCAGCGGCGTGGGCCTGGGCGATCCCACCATCGAAGTCTTCACCATGTCGCCCAAGCAGCTCATGGGCAAGCGCACCTACTCCAAGCAGCTGCTGGTGCAGACTGGCGGTTTCGCGGATCGCTATGTCACGGAAGACCTGGCTGCCGTGCACGCCCTGGAAATCGACCGGGCGGCCATGTTCGGCCTGGGCTCCAGCAACCAGCCCAAGGGCATCGTCAACTTCAGCGGCATCGGTGCCGTGGCCTGCGGAACCAACGGCGCTGCCCCCGTCTGGGGCAACCTGGTGGATTTGGAAACCGCCATCAACACCGCCAACGCCCTGGATGGCACCTTGAAATATGTCACCAACGCCAAGGGCCGGGGCAAGCTCAAGCAGACCCTGGTCGCGGCTGCGGCTGGCTCTGACATGATCTGGGCCAAAGACAACACCATCAATGGGTATGCCGCCCTCAGCTCCAACCAGGTGCCCAGCAACCTCGTCAAGGGCACCTCCGGCGCGGTCTGCTCGGCCATCCTCTTCGGGAACTGGCGTGAGCTGCTCATTGCCGAGTGGGGCGCCCTTGACCTGGTGACCGACCCCTACACCCTGGCCGATCAGGGCCTCATCCGTGTCGTCAGCACCCAGCTCTGCGACGCCAACCTGCGGCATGTGCAGTCCTTCGCCGCCATCCTCGACGCCCTCTGCGGCTAGGGCTGAAACCTAACGCCGGGAGCCGTGATCTGCGGCTCCCGGTTCCTTCCTGACCATTCCTTTTCTTGGTGAATTATGGATATCGAAATCACCCAAACCTGTGGCGTGCACGGCGAAGTGGTGGAAGAGGGTGAAATCGTCGAAGTGGACGACGCCACCGCCAAGCTGCTCATCGGCATCGGCAAGGCCAAGCCCAGCATCCAGACGCGCGAACCCCAGATCCAGCACTCGGATCCGTCGGCCACCCACGGCGATCCCGGGGCTGAAGCCTGATGCCTGATGTCGCCGCCGATCTCCGCTTGATGCTGGCCGGTCCCTTTGGCGAGCCGGTGACCCTCTCCACGGGGGTCATCGTGCGTGCCAATCCCACGGTTGCGTCAGTGGATGATGCCTTCGGCGGCGATGGCATCATCGCAGGCCAAACCTTAGTGCTCACTGTGGCCACTTCAGACATTCCCGGCGTCAAGGCCCGCAGCACCCTCACCTTTCGGGGGAAGGCCTATGCCGTGAACCATGTGATGCTGCGCGCCCAAGGCAATCTGACCCGGCTCTTTCTGGGGGCGCCATGAGCACCCTCCAAAAGCAAATCCGCGACCAGGTGGTCACTCGTGTCATGACCGCCACGGGCCTTGCCGCAGGAAGCGTCTATCGCGCCCCTCGGCGTGATATCCCTGCTTCCGACCTGCCCGCCGTGCTGATCTACAGCCACGGGGATAATCCGGTCAATGCCGAGGACAACCAGCAGTATCCACACGAACGGGCCTACACCGTGCGAGTGGAATTGCGGGTGGCCGCCAGGGTTGAAGATGACGCCACCGATGCCATGGCCGCTCAAGTTCGGCACGCCATTTTGCCGGATGACACCCTTGGTGGTTTGGTGATGCGCACCATCTGGGCGCAACAGCAGTGGGATGGTGTGGAAAACGATATTCCCGAGAGTGGCACTGCCCTGGATTTCACCTTCCACTACCTCTATCAGCCGGAGTGACCATGCCACGCGCCATCCAGCACACCACCACCCTGAACCTGCCCCACCTCGGCCTGGTGCTGCCCCCTGGCATCGAGGTGCCCGTCACGCCCGACCAGGCCCGCGAACTCGAGGCCCTGGGCGTCACCATCCTGCCCGATTCCCTGCCCATTTCCAGTCCCACGCCTTTCCACCAGCCGCCCGACCCGGCCCCCGATGAGGAGCACGACCGATGACCCTCTCCAAGTACAACCCGAGCAAGATCCGCCCCTTCCCGGGCGATGTATTCCTCGCCCCCCATCCCGCCGCCAACCCCGGCAGTGACACCACGCCGGTGAATGTCCTCAAGGGCTACTTCGGCCTCTTCTACGCTGATGGCCAGAAGAAGGCGGCCCTCACCGGGGGTGTGTCTCCCTGGTGCATCCTCAAGGCCGACGGCCTGGTGCTCGACCCCAAATACAAGGTGCTGACGGTACCCACCAACCAACCTATCCCCGACATCCAGGCCGGGTTCTACCCCGAAGCCGTCGAGCTGGAGCTCACTGTCAGCGATCCCTGCCGCGACAAGCTGCTGGAAGTCCTCTCCGGCCTTGCGGGCCAGAAGATTGACACTGCCGCCGCCACGGGCCAGCAGGGTCAGTCTGGCCTCATGTTGGGTGCCCAGACCTACTTCACCCCCTACACCCTCATGTTCCGCAGCCCCTCGCCCCTGGGTGTGGGCTTCGACCACCTGCTGCTGCCCAAGCTGAAGTGGGATCCCAGCTCCATCAAGATCGAGCTGAGCAAGACCAAGCTCTGGGAGCTGAAGATCAAGGGCAAGCCCGAAGGCGATGACTACCTGCTCGATGCCGCCTCCAGTATACCCGTCTGGGGCTACTACGAGGAAACCACGGCGCTGGCGCTGTAGGAGCCACCGTGAAGATCAGCACCATCCACCTTGAGCACGCCTTGCCCGCCCTGGCCGATCTGGGCCTGGATGGCCTCGTGCCCATCTTGATGAGTGGCGGGAAACTGGAGGCCTCCGCGCTGGCGGGGGCTCTCCAGGGCCTCGCCGCCGGGGCCGAGAAACACGCCGCCCGGCAGCTCGTCGCCGTGGCCCGCGCCACGGCGGAGGAACTGCTGGCCTGGGAAGAAACCCCCGACGCCAAGGCCCGCGCCCTCAAGGCCGCCGCCCTTTCCGACTTCGCCGAAGCCAAGCAGGCGGTGGCCGATTTTTTTACCTCGTTCGGGTTCTCCCCGGCCTCTATCCCCGGCTCTTCGGACCCGGCGATGGAGCCCCCCAGCCAGGACCCGCCGCCCGCCTCAGCCCCTACCCCCTGAGGCGCCTGCTGGCCCCCCTCGCCGGGGGCTGGCGCCAGGCCGCCCTCCTGCCCATGCACGATGCCCTCGCCTGGGCCGACGAGCACCTCCGCGAGAAGCGCTGGAGCGCCCACCAGCAGGCCCTCCAGATCTGGGCCAGCACCCTCCCGGCCTACGCCAACGGCGGCAAACCCCCGGATCCACCCGCCCCCCCGGAGTGAACCATGTCCGAACAAAAGGTCCAGGTCACCATCTCGGGCGATGCCTCCGGCCTCCTGACGGCCCTCCAGCAGGCCGCCAAGGGCACCGAGGACATGGCCAAGCAGATGGAAACCGCCGTGGGCGGCGTGGCCTCCATGTTGGAGCACTTCGCCGCGCCGCTGGCCACCTTCCTGGGCATGCTGGGCGGCGGGGCGCTCTTCAAAGAGGCGATCTCCGAGGCCTCCGAACTGGGGGATTCCCTGGCCAAGGGCGCCCAGAAGGCGGGCATGAGCGTGGAGGCTCTCAGCGGCCTAGCCCATGCCGCCAAGCTCTCCAATGTGGCCTTCGATGATCTGGTGGGCGGCCTCACCAAGCTCGCCAAGAACATGCAGGAGGCGGTTTTTACCCCCACCAGCAAAGCCGCCGCTGCCTTCAAGGCCTTGGGCATTGAAGTAACCGATGCCCAGGGCCACCTGCGCAACTCCGACGAGGTGCTGGGCGAAGTGGCCGAGAAGTTCAAGGGCTTCGAGGATGGGGCAGGGAAGACCGCCCTCGCCATGAACCTCTTCGGCAAGAGCGGGGCGCAGATGATCCCGCTGCTCAACGAGGGCAAGGAAGGCATCGCCGAGCTGATGGCCGAGGCCAAGCGCCTGGGCATCACCATGACCACCGATCAGGCCAAGGCCTCCGAGAAGTACCGCGATGACATGGAGCGCGTGGAAGCCGTCATGACGGGCCTCAAGATCCGCGTCTCCAACGAAGTCATGCCCGCCCTCACCCGCCTGGCCGAATGGTTCACCGAGCAGGCCCCGGGGATGCTTGAGACCACTACCAACGCTCTGCGGGCACTGGGCGCCGTCCTGGGCAATTCTGCCGTGCAGATCACGGCCGTATTTTTGGCATTAACCAGCCTTGGGAAGATCGCTATCGTCCAGACAGCACTGGCAGGGCTTTCCACGGCATTCCGGGCCATGGCAGTAAACGCCGTCATCGCCACCAGTGGAACAGAGGGGTTGACCGTGGCCATTCAGGCGCTCGGCGCCTCCATGTGGTCGCTCCTGGCCTCTCCATTGGCTCTCGTCGCCGCCCTGGCTGGGCTTGCCTACTGGGCCAAGAGTTACAGCGCCGACGCCGCTGACATGGCGGAAGCCAATCAACGGGTTGCCGAGTCTGCGGCTGCGGGGGCGGTCCAGTTCCATCAGCAGGGTGTCGATTTGGGTGTGCTTGAACAGAGGGTCAAGTCCACCAAGGAAGGAACCACGGCCCACAAGGAAGCCCTGGATGGTGTGAATTCCGTGGTCCACCAGATGGTCGAAATCTACCCGGAATTTTTAGGGTATCTGCACAAGGAAAACGGGCAGTACGTGGATCTGACTGGATCGGTTGAACGGTTCACGAAATCAAAATTACGAGAATTGAAACTCCAGTTAGAGATTGAGCAAGCAGCCGCCAGAGAGGCCAAGCAAGAGGCCTTTGATGCGAAGGATTCCAACTGGTCGTTATTCCTTCCAACAAAACTCCTGATCATGAACGGGATCGCCGCCAATGCCGAACGCGAGCAGCGTGCCCATGAGTCAACAGCACAAGCCATCCAAAGGCAGATTGATGCACTCAAGGGCCTAGCCGAAGGCAAGACTGCCGCCCCGGTCCTTGCTCATCCCGAAAAGCCCGTGAAGGAATCCGGGGTAGGGAAAGCGCAGGCTGCGTATGACCGCTGGCTCAACGAGGAAAAGCGCCAGTGGGCGCAGCACCAGCAAGACATGGTCGCCATCATGGATGATGGCCTGGACAAGCAGGTGGCGAGCATCCGCCTGAAATACGACAAGATGTATGAGACCGAGAAGTCCTTCGGTGCCGATGACGCCACTCTCCTTGCCATTCGGATGAAGGAGTATCGGGACATCGAGCAGGCCCGCACCGACTGGGCCAAGAAGCAGGCCGAAGAGCGCAAGAAGATCGCCGAGGAAGAGGCCAAGGCCGCCCGGGCCTACCTGGAGCAGTACGGCACCGCCCAGCAGGGCTTCCTTGATGGCATCCAGACCTATATCCAGCGGCAGGGAACCGTGTTCCAGCAATGGTCCCAGGCTGCCCAGCAGATGCTTCATGGTGTTGAAGATGCCTTTTCGCGGGGTTTCCAGGGCATCCTCACCGGGCAGATGAGCCTGGCGCAGGGCCTCAAGAGCATCTGGCAGGGGATCACTGGCGCCATCGTCCAGATGCTGGCCCAGCTGGCGGCCAAGTGGATTGTGACGGCCATCGCAGCCAAGATCTTCAAGGATTCTGCCTCGGCTGCCGCGAAGGACAACGCCGTGGCGCAGCAGGAAAGTGCGGCCTCCACCCTGTGGGCCACTTACTCCGGCATCCCCTTCGTGGGCCCGGCCATCGCCGCCGCCTTCATCGCCATGATGAACGCCAGCCTGGTAGCCAATGCCGCCGGGGCCAAGGGCATCGTCGGCGCCGCCGAGGGCGGCTGGTTCGACCGGCCCACCATGACGATGATCGGTGAGGGCAAGCGCCCCGAGCTGGTGGTGCCCGATGTGGCGTTCAAGGATTTCGCCGCCAACCTCAGCGCCAACATCCTCGCCCAGGAGCGCCAGGCGCAAGGCTACGGCCGCCAGGCTGCGGGCTACGCCCGGGGCGCTGCGGACGCAGGGGGCGGGGCGGGTGCCATGCAGGAGATCCACGTCACCCTGAGCAACGTGAACATCCTGGATTCCTCGCAGCGTGGGCTACAGCAGCTTGGCAACCATGTGCTGAACGCCATCCAGACCGTGGGCGGCCAGCGCGGTCAGGTGCTGGTGCCCGGGCGTGTGGTCACAGGAGGCATGTAGTGTCCACCTGGCATGTGACCGCCCTGGAGCGCCTCGGCACGCCGCTGCCCTCCTGGCCCACGATCTGGGGCCCGGCGGCACCCGGGGCGGATCCCATCGCGGCCAACGGCTTGCACACCGTGGACCTCACACCCTACCTCTCGCCCCTCTCCGACTTCAGCAGCACCCTGGAGCGCGATCTGACCAAGGCCAGCTTCGGCAGCGTGAACCTGGACCTGGTGGATGCCGACGAATCTCTGGCCGTGCTGCTGGGGCCCGCCAGCGCCACCCTGGCCACCCCCACCCGCTACTACGGCCCCTGGATCCAGATCACCGAAGCCTGGTCCACCGGCAGCGCCGTGCGCTGGACCGGCTACCTGGACGAGACCAGCCTCCAATGGGACGAGGCCCAGGCCACCACCAAGGCCACTGTGCTGCACGCCAGCCAGCTCCTGCGCGAGCGGCGTCTGGCTGACATGCCCGAGCTGACCCGGCCCTATCCCACCGTGCCCACCACCGCCACCCAGACCTTCGCCCAGAGCACCGCCGACGCCCTGCTGCACGCCGATGTGCCCGCCTTCACCCCTCGAAACAACGCCGTGGCCCTGGAGGCTGCCCTGTGGGCGGCGGGGCAGTTGTCCTGGATGGTGGCAAATTCCCAGGTGGTGACCACCACCTGGGTCGGTGGCAGGGCCGTGATCCACGCCATCGCGTGCGACCCGCCACCGGCGCCCGCTCTGACCCTGTTGGTCGGCGGGACGCCCTACGCCGTGGATCATGTGGCCTGGGATACCACCCTTTCGGCGGAAATTACCGCTGGCACAGATGGCGACCAGACCACCACCACCACCCGCAGCGTGGCCAGGGTCTACCTCCAGGGTGCCCCCAACCTCACCGGCATCCTCAGCATCGGCACCACCGTCACCTGGGGCATCGCCGAAAGTCAGCGCACCCATTATGTGCTGGCCGCCAATGTGCCCGCTCCGGTCAGTGGCAGCGATGGGCAGCGCTGGATGCAGCTCACCTGCGTCGAGCAACTGGTGGCGGGCGATGTCCTCAGCATCACCTTCTGGGACAGAACCAGTGGCACCCAGCGCAGGGCCAGCCTGGATGTGACCGTGCTCGACGTGGACGGCGAGACCGGCAAGGTGTTCCTCAAGGATCCCCTCACCCAGGCCCTGGCCACCACCACCGTCCTCAAGATCCGCCGGAACTCTCAAGACCCCGTCCTCTTCGATGGCGTGGCCTACGCCGCCAAGGCCGTGGCGCCCTTCACGCTGGATACCACCTATCTGCAGCCTGCCCCCACCAGCACGCCCGTGCTGACCTGGCTGCCCCATGACCAGGCCAACCCCCAGCTCTACGGCTTCCACTTCCTGCACTCGATCAACCGCGCCGGTGGCCTGCGTCTGGCCCGCCGCGGGGCCCTGCGGGCCAGCGACAACACCTACCCGCTCAATGGCTGCTGGGAGGGTAGCTGGAGCGGGGGCTGGACCTGGCTGGGCACGCCCACCGTCAGCTCCCCCCTGGAAGTGCTGGGCGACCTCAACCAGTGGCCCGGGGGCGCCAACACCGCCCGGCCGCCTGTGCTGTATGTGCAGGGTGATCTCAGCGGCGGCGCCACCATCCCCCCCAACGGCTGGCGCGGCGCCATGCGCACCTGGGAGGATCCCGCCGTCCAGGCCCAGGCCCTCGAATCCTGGTGGAACGGCACCGCCATCCAGTGGGCCAACCAAGCCCCCGCTGGCCTCATCCCCACCAAGCTGGTGACCTTCGCCGCCCAAACGGCCAGCCCCGGCCGCTACATCCGCACCAGCGCCCCGGCCTGGACCTTCGAGCCCCACACCGGCGCGGGCACCCTGGGCACGCCCAGCACCCCTACGGTCACCGGCACCCTGCCCACCGGCAACTGGCTGGCCCTGGGCATGGGGATCTATGCGCCCGCCGCCAGCGATGAGCAGGAGGCCCTGCTGGGCCTGGTGGTGCCCGACACGGCCCAGCCCTTCACCAGCGTTACCGCCGCCCTGCTCAGCCAGGCCAGCGGCGGCAACCTCACCCTGCGCCAGTCCCTCAGCCTGTGGACCACCGGCGCCATCCCCCCAGGCAACTGGGCCCTGGGGGGCGGCCTGGTGGTGCAAACCAGCAGCGAGGTGCAGGATGGCACACCCTACCCCAAGACCATCCTCCACAAGCTCAACGGCACCACCCACCTGACCGCCACCCTCCGCACCTTGGAGGTGATTCCCCAGTCGATCCAGCCCCTCAGCCTCACCGGCACCGCCGGGGCCCGGGTGGTGGGAGGCTGGTATTGTCTGGCCCTGGAGACCTTCCTGGATGCCAACTTCGCCCCGGCCCGGCGCCTGCGCTTCCTCTGGCTGGGCCCCACCCTCACCCTACTCAACGGCGACCCCGAGCCCGATCCCGCCGACCCGCTGAACCCCGCCGCCAACTTCCGGCGCGGTGAGGTGGTGGCCAGCCTGGTGCCCGATGGGGCGCTGCCCTGCCGCCTGCTGCGCACGGGTGTTGGCGACGCCTGCGCCGGGTTCTTCGGGGGGCGGCTCTTCCAGGTGGACACCCAGCTCCCCCGCACCCTCGAGCACCTGAAGATCGGCACCGGCACCAGCCTGGGCACGGACGCCAGCGGCCTCAGCGCCGCCGATTATGTCGAGGGGATGGCCTCCGCCCTGCTCGCCAGCGCCATACCCGACAGCAACGGCAACATGCGCCTGGTCAGCCGCGCCAGCGGGCCCCTCCATGTGCGGCCCGTCACGGGGGGCACCGTCAGCGTGCAGGCCACCGAGCGCAGCGCCCGGAAAACCCTCCAGACTTACCGCGGCTACATCAGCGAGGTGCGCGTCAACTACACCGACGCCCTCACGGGCGACGCCCTCCAGGCCGTGGTGGTGCCCCCCCACGCGGGCGGCAAACCCCTCAGCCTGGATCTCAGCGCCCTGGTGGGGGGCATATGCATGGCCCGCGCCATCGGGCAGGCCGTGGCCTACTGGTTCGGTAGCCCCGCATCGGTATTGACGGAGACCTGGTGTGACCTCACGGGCGGCCTTCAGGACGGGATGATCCCCGCCTGGTGGTCCACCTGGAACATCGGGGATCTGGTCACCTTCACGGTTACTGCTTCGCCCCAGATGGTGGATGCCTACAAGATCCACCTCTTCAAACCTTCGCCCGAGGGCCGCGAGGTCCAGGTGGAGCTGCTGAAGCTCCCCGTGCAGATTCAGGGGGCATGACATGAGCTTCACACCCATCTACGGCTTGCAGCGGACCCGCATCATCCTCTACGCGGATGATGGCACCACGCCGCTGTACCGTGTGACGCTCCAGAAGGAGACCCGCGAGGGTTTGGAACTCGCCTTCAAGCCCGAGGGCACCCTCCACCAACTCGGCAGCGGTGCGGGCTGGGCCCGCCGATGGATTCACCGGGGCTGGCGCATGACCCTCAGCATCAAGTGGGATGTGGGCCTCGAATCCACCGCCGAAACCTGGGATCCCGGCACCTCCACCTGGATCACGCCCACCGTGATCCCCACCGCGCAGGCGCTCAGCTCCATCAACACCTGGGCCACCCATGCGCCCTGCCGGGTGTCACCGCACCAGGATCTGAACCTCGATTTCCTGGCCCAGCCTGATCCCGGCGGCGCCTTCAAGCTCCGCGACCTCAAGGGCGTCGCCCACACCAACCTCGACCTCGTGCTCATCGCCACCAACCTGCTCGGGGATACCCCCGACTGGGCCAACCTCAACAACTACTTTGCGCCGGGCTATATCGCCGACGACTACATAGGGTGGACACCATGACAACCCACGTAAATCTCCGATCCGCGCTCGGACGCGAACTCACCTTCGCGGAAGGGGACCAGAACTTCCAGAACCTCCAGCAGGCGGTAGATGGGATTCTGCCCAACCTCGCCGCCACCGGCACCGGCCAGGGCGCGGGGCTGGTGGGTTACCTCGCGCCATCCACGGGGGCGACGACCGTCAAGGGTTCGCTCGACGCTTTAGAGGCTTCTTACGGTTCAATCGCCAGCACGCCTGGCCCTCTAAAGATCCCTAAATCTGATGATACTGGGTATATCACCGAACAGTGGATAGGGACTGACATTCGACGCTTTTGGTCTTGCCTTGCCCCCATCAAGGCGGCTGGAGGCGCGGGTGGATCGTTGGTGGTCATCGGCGACAGTATATCCGAGGGCTATGGTGCTTCGAGCGCAGGGTCCACGAGCTGGTTTAGCCTGCTTCGGAATGCGATCTTTAGCAGCCAAGGAGAAAACTGTTCAGACGCCGAAACGGTAGTAAGTTTCTTCGGGTTGAACCAATATGGTTTGACCTACGGGGGCTCTTATGCACAGGGCACAGCCGGTCCGACAAAGCAAAGCATCATCCTCCAGCCGGGCGCTTCAATCACATTCACGGGGAACTTCGACTACGTCGATGTGTTCTACACGCAATCGGCTTCCAGTGGAACACTCCTGTTTCTGAAGGATGGTGTGCAGTATCGGTCTCTCTCGACTGCCGGATCGGCTTCGCCGGATATTTGCAGCTTCTCTGGCGCCACTTCTGGTGGAGGGGCCAGTCATACCTATACGATCCAAGCGTCCACTAACCCTGTAGAAATTACTGGCCTGATAAGGTTGCAGAGTGTAAGTAATTCAAACGGGCCTCAAGGAAGAATCCACGTAAGCCGACAGGCTCTTGCCGGTGTAAGCAGTAGTTACTACGCAGGGTCCGCTGCGACACTCGCCAGCATTGTCGCACAAGGTAGTTTCTATCGTGCGCCAAGCATGTATATAGTCTTCCTCGGCACCAATAATATCTATAACTCGGGTGCGCATACATCGCCTGCACAATACGAAGCTGACCTAAGGACAATCTGCGACACGATCAAAAAAGCGAGCGCAGATAACAGAATAATGCTTTGTGTCCCACCCGTTGCGAACGAAGCTGCCTGGACTCCATTTGCTCCCTGGGGCCAGTATTCCCAGGCAGTCCGACGAGTTTCCGCCGATTTTGGTACCGGGGTTATTGACTTGGGGTCCATTGACTTCGTTGGTAGGGGTTTAACCGCTGACGGCGTTCACCCCAATGATGCGGGCCACTACTTGATCTATCAACGAGTTATGCAGAGCATCGCAAATTATCTTGGGGTCCAGGACGACTGCGGGGGAAGGACTGCCTTCACCCCTACATTCGGGCGGGCTTCTGGGACCGTAACCGTTGGCTATGCCACACAAGCAGGTTACTACATCCGGACTCCGAACATCTGCACTTTTTCCTGCAAAATCGCTCTGAATTCAATGAGTTCGGATGGGAGCGGCTACCTTTATGTCACCCTGCCATTCACTGCCCAAGCCGCATTTAGCGAGGCTTTCGCTATTGGCCAGCACACCTTAGCTGTTGGCTCGGGGAAGCAGCTTCTTTGCGAGACTTTACCTGGGTCCAATATTGCTTTACTCCGGGGTTTTGATCCTGTTTCTGGCGCGTATTCTGAAATAGGGGCTCTCACCGCAACATCTTCGGTAGTTATTTCTGGCACATATGCTATTTGATGTGGAGCCTACCCCAATCCTCGGCATTGTCATAGCTACCACACCTCAACAGGAGCACCATATGAACTTCGACCAAGCATTCCAGCGACTCATCGACAGCGGGGGCGGGGTCAAGGCTGACCTGATCGCGGAGGTGTCATAGGGTCTCAAGGCTGCCCATGCCGGGGGACTGCCCAGGGACTACCTTTGAATCTCGTAGGCCATTATCAACAATTACGGGCCACCCTGTAACCTCAAAAATGAACAAAATCACCCAAAATCAAAGCCCCGAAACCTAGTGGTGACGGGGCTTTGTGAGTGGAGCGGGCGACCAGGATTGAACTGGCGACATCAAGCTTGGGAAGCTGGGGACGGTTAGTTGCTTCTTACTCGTAGGATTCGCTTTAGGTTTAGGGTGACGGTTTTTGGGGGGACTGTAGGGGGACTTTGGGGGCTGAAACCCATGGCCTGGGCCACTTTTTCTTGGGCTTCGGCTTGGTCTTTGGGGCGCTGCACGATGTAGCGCATGGTGGTCTCGGGATCTTCGTGGCCGAGCATCTGCTGGATCTGGCTGAGGGGTGTGCCGGCCTCGAAGTGGGCGGTGGCAAAGGTGGCGCGCAGGCGGTGGGGGGTTAGGCCGTGAATCTGCAGTTTGGCCGCGCACCGGGCCACGGGCTTGGCGGTGAAGCGCCGCTGATGGGGCACCTGGTGGCCGTCCTTGTCCAGGCTCATGGGTAGGATCAGCCCTTTGCGGGGCCCGCCTTGGAGGGTTCGGAGGTGCTCCAGATGATCGGACAGCCACTCGGGCACGGGCACCTCGCGCACGCCGCCGTTCTTGGACCGCCCCACCCGGTAGACCTGGCGCCGGGTGTCGAACCATTCCCAGCGAGCGCCCAGGGCTTCTTCTTCCCGCAGGCCCAGGGCCAGCAGCAGGCGGATGGCGGTGGCGCTGTGGGGGATCAGGCGGGGGCCCTTGGTGGCGTGGTCGGCGCCGCCCCGATCGGCCTCGGCGATGAAGGCCTGCACCTGCTCGGGCCACACCACGGCCTTGACCCGCTGCTGGGCCCACAGGGGGGCAGGCTTGGGCGGGGCCCCCGGGCCAAGGCCGCGCTGCCCACACCAGGCCAGCACCAGGCGCACATGGTGCACCACCTTATCGGCCCCGGCGGTGCTGTGGGGCAGGTGGGCCTGGTGGTAGCCCAGCCCCTTGGTGCGCAGGTAGGCCACGCGCAGATGCTCCAGCTCGCCTGCGTGGATCTGATCCATGGGGGTATCCAGCAGGGCCTTGGCGTGCAGTTCCACGGCGCGGCGCACATTGGCCTGGTGGCCTGGGCTGGCCCCGGCATGGGCCTCCAGCCACCGCGCCAGACCTTGCGCCAGGGACAGCGCCTCGGAGGGCACGGTCCAGCCCACCTCGGCCTTCTTGACGGCCTCCCGCTTCTTGGCAAGCCACACCCTGGCTTCCTTCTCCAGGGTGTGGCCGGTGTTGCCGTTGTATTTGGTCCCATCCAGCCGGAACTCGTAGTGCCAGGTCCGGGTGTGCTCAGACCAGTAGAGGCCCCGGCGGACCTTGGGAGAGGGCATGGGCTAGCCTCTCAGAGCAAATCGGGAGGAAGGTTGAATCGGCGGATGATGGCCACGATGTAGGGCGTCCGGATGTCATCCCCTTCGTTGTGGCATACAAGGGGGTAGGAAACGGGGCGGCCATTCACATCGGGATGGGTGAGCATGCGGTGGCTCCCCTTTCCTTTGTGGACATAAACCACGAACTGAGCATCGAAATCCTTGAGGATGGCGATCAGTTCGCGGTAATTGTAGGTGCGTTTAGGCATGGCACGGCTCGAACCGAGGTCCGGGCCCATGCGTGATGAGGTTGTCCGGGAAGGGGAGATCCCTGGCCACGGGCTGGTCCCTGGTGATCTTGTGGTGGCTGACCAGGGAGATCATCTGGTCGAGCTTGCCCTTGTGGTACATTTTCCAGAACTGATCTTCCGCCGGGAAGAACATGGAATCCAGGGTTCCCATCTGCAAGCAGAAGCTCACCTGCATGGAGACATGCTCCTTCAGATCCGCCATGGCTTCATCAAGCGTGCGCCCATAGCCGCGGAGATCCAACTCCAGCGCCAGCGCACACCATTCATGTCCCTCCTTGAATCCGAGGATGGAGAGGTTGATGGAAGTGCGCTCATGCTCCTTCTGACCCATGGGGTGCTCCGGTGTGGGGATGATGGCCCAGTCTAGGGATGGACTGGGCTGCCTTCAAGAAAAAGTATGGTGCAATAACGCGGCCATGCGTCACAAATGGGTAAAGCGTCACCCATCAGGTGATGGATCGGCAGAAATGGCACCCAGGTTGAGGCCCCGGCGGACCTTGGTGGAGGGCATGGGGTAGGCCTATTTGTCGGGGTCAAAATCTGGAGCGTAGGTCGCAAACCCGTACGCCCGCGCGATCTTGTTGATTTTGTTATAGTAGTTTAGTTCTGATTCATAACATTCTTTGGGGGTCATTCGGATTGATTGTCCGGATTTAAGGCGCTGGTCTCTTTCTTTTGTATTCGCTTCAGTCGCCTCTGTCATCTCCTTGATCATGGCGAGGCCGGTGTAACTATTTGCATCACGCGCGGCGGCAATCAGGGCTTGGTCGCGCCGAAAGGCGGCCTCTTGAAGTTTGCCTGTGGCCTTTATGTAATCGAGATCGCTGCGCCCGCAAGAGACAAGACAAGCCATGGTGAAAATGATCAAGCCGACACGGTTGGACATGGGAACCTCGTGGTTCTGGGGGTGCCGGTGGTGCCGCAGGAGGGGCAGATCAGGGCGGGGTGGCTCATGCCGTGCCTCCCTTCTTGTCCACGTCGCTCCGAGCCTGGATCGTCGTACGGATGTCCGCCAGTAGATCCAGGGCCTCCGCCAGGGATGAGAGCAGGATGGCGGAGAAAATCCCAGACAGGAAAACCATGAGGCCCTCCAGTCCAGCCCCGGGAACCCAAAATCCCACCACGATGCCGATGATGCTCGAAACCAGCGCCAACTTGGAGAGACCCCGGAGCATGGGGGCCATGCGCGATCCATGGCCCCCTTGAACAACCTCCGCCTCCGCTGGTTTCTCTTTTGATGCCTTGGCTGCCCGCAGGATCATGAAGAAAAGGAGGATGACCACCAGCCCTATCAGGGCGTATCCGATGACTTGATCCCATGGCATGGGTTGCTCCTTGGAAAGTCAGATGACGATAGGCAGTTCTCTCTCACCGTGTCGAGCGCTTTTGGCGCGGCCCCTCGAACTCGGGGGGCGGCGGGAGGGTGGGGACGTGAACGTTCACGGTGAGCTGGCCGATGATGAGGATGCGGTGGGAACCGCTGGGGGATGGTGGGAAGGCCTCGCCGAGGGCTTCCTGGATGGCCTGGGTGACGCGGGATTTCGTGTCGTGCATGATGCCTCCTAAGGGGAGACATCGGCAGGAAGAATGGGCAATTACTGGATGGTGAGGGTGGCTTCCAGGAAATCGGTGATCCGGGGCGCCCAGGTTCCAGGCGGTTCTGGGAGTTCCAGCAGCAGGTAGACCTGCGCCACCACCCGGGCCTTCTGGGCGAAGGTGGGCTTTCGATCCGACCGGACGA